ATCGTATGCGTCGAGAATTTCGTACACGTAGTCGAGAGCCGTCTGCACACTGTCAAGGCGCTCTTCGCGCGTGTCGGTGCGATGCTCCCACTTCATGTTGGACACGGCGAGCGCTTCGCGTGCGTCCTTGTACCCTGTCTTCAGGGCGTATTCCATTAGCTCATGTGCTTCGGTGCCGTCGAGTGCATACGGCCCCGAAGGACGACGGGGCACAGTAGCGCACTGGTTTATGCTACCGGGACATTCCATCTACCTGTGAGCGGCGGAAGCCGAGTAGCGCGCATGTGTACGATCACTGTGCCCCGACATTGCTTAGACTTCCGGCCCGAGGTCGGTACGCGCGAAGCTGTCCTTCAGCCACGCAAGCTGCTCGGGGTTGGCGTCCTGCACCTTCGCCAACTGCAACTTGGTGAGGATCGCCTTGACGCCCGCCGACTTGTGTACCTTGGCGTAGCCCTGCATGAGCGGGAGTACGGCCTGCACCGCGTCAGAAGGGGATGCGGCATTCGCCGGGGGCGGAGGGGGCGCCGCCGGGGCCGGGGCCGGGGCAGGGGCGGACGCAGGGGCCGCCGAGGGGGCACCAGCGGGCGGCGGAGGCGGGGGAGCGGCCGGACGTGCTCCCGAGGGCGCCGGGGGCGGAGGCGGGGCGCCGGGAGCCGCTGGCGCGGGCGCTGACGCCGGGGGGCCGCCGGCCGGGGCCTGCCCTCCCGCCTGATTGATCAGATGGCGGGCTTCGTCCGCCGTCAAATCAGAGAAAGTGACGGAGTACTTCATGTTGCGTTTCCTTTCTGTTGCAACAGAGTGAACTACGTTACGTAAGCGAAGGCGGTAAGTCAAGTGGCGCGGCGGCCATCGCGTTGCCTTCAATCTGCGCGATAGCCCGTGTCTTCTCCGCGACTATTCGGTTGACAACTTCGTCAAGCGACTTGGCAAGAGTGATGAAGCGTGCGCGTACTGCACGCGTCTGCCCGATACGATGTACGCGCATGATCGCTTGCGCGTTGCCGGCAGGCGTCCAATCACTCTCAAACATATCAATCTCACACGCGGCCGTCAGCGTAAGGCCGGTGCCGGCAGCGCGTATGTTGCCAATGAACACGCGTACCGACGGGTCCGACTGGAACATTTCGATGTACTGTTGACGCACACTGTCGGGTATGCCGCCTTCAACGAGTACCGCGTGTACGCCCTTCCGCACAAGGAAGTCGCGAAGCGTACGCAACGCTTCACGGTGATAGCCATAGACCACCCGCTTGTCACTCGTGACGGATAGCTCTTCTAGCAGCATATGCGCGTATGGCACCGCCTTGGCTTCGCCAACGAGGCGGCGGAGCGTCGAGACGTGTTGCGCGTCTAGGAAGCTAAGCCCGCCTTGCTCGACGGCCGTAACGATAGCTTGCTCAAGCCCCGGATAGCTGGCGAGCATGTTGCGTACAGGTTCCGTGTCGCCATCAACCAAGCTGGTGGTCAAAAAGATCGGCGGAAGCTGTAGCCCCACGTCTTTCTTGGTTCGACGTAAACGGTTGTTGTCGAGTACGTATTGTAGCTCGCCAAGCATTTCCGGTCGCACTTCCTGCCGTGATCCCCACATGGAAGCGTGCGAGTAAAAGTAGCGTCGCACAAAGGCGTCTCGCCCGAGGTCTGTAGCTCGGCACATACGCAAGAATGTGTAGCAGTCAATCGGGTCATTCGCCATAGGCGTGCCCGTCACATGCCACACATGGTCCGCCCATGCAATTGCGCCGTTGTCGCCGTCAGCCTTCGGCCCGAGGATCGCCTTTGTGCGCGCTGTCTCCGTGTTCTTGATGTAGTGCGCTTCGTCCATAGCTACGAAGTCGATAGGCTCGCCGGCATTGTACACCGACGCTGCCCATTTCGTTGCTTGTTCGTAGCTGGTGACGAGTATGTTGAACCGCCCGCGTTGCCACGCAATGAAGTCGTGGATAGAACGGCCGCCCGTGATCCGGTACGTCACATGCGAAAACTTCCGAAACTCGCCAAGCCAGTTCTCGCGCAAGCCCGCCGGGCATATGACAATGCCGCGTGTCGCGCCGATCTTGTTGGCAGCGCGGATCACTTGCGCTGTCTTGCCGACGCCCATTTCGTCATGCAGCCCGCACCGCTCACGTTGGGCGATGTAGTCGTAGCCGACTTCCTGGTAGGGGAACGTCTCAAGCGGCATCAACGGACCATGTTGTAATAGTCAGCCCACGCGGCGTCTACGTCGGCGTCGTTTTCCACGGCGCATTCTTCGCAGAGGTAGCCGCGTGCTGTGCTGTATGGCGCGGGCTCGTATGTACACCACCCCCATTCGTTGCAACGCCAGCAATAGCACGGGCGCGGCATATAGCACCACGTCTCACGGTATCGCCATTTGCGGTAGCGAAAGAAGTACACCAAGTCTCGCAAGGCTCGGGTCATGGCGCCGTCTCGTCTTCGTGGCGGTATCGGTGCGTCCATTCGTCTATGTTCTTGACGTACGGAGCGCGCAAGGCGTACTCGACGCCGTACCATGCCAGCATAGAAGCCTCGGCGCGGTCAACCTTCAGGCCACCCTTTACGCCGCGCCATAACGCACGGTGGTTTGGAAACATTTCGTCAGCGCGTAGCACAATGTCACCGGGCGCGCTGTTCTTTTTGCCCGGCACCTTGAGTAGCCGCTTCCACGTACCAGCCGGCACGCTCTCAATCGGTATGCGCGCTGCGATGGCCGCCATGTAGATCAGCCCGACGCCATAGCCAAACGTAAAGGCGTTCATGCCCGACTGCCCCGGTCGCCCGCCAACCGCTTCGATGATGACGAGTTCGGCGCCCATGAGCTTCGCTACTTCAAAGTACTCTAACAGCGACACAGCGTCGATACGCATACGCCGGCTCTTGCCGATTGTCACCGTTGCGGTGGGCATGTCGGTTATGTCGAGCGCGTCGTTCTTCGCGTCATAAAGCGCGAGCGCGCCACCGGAGCCCGGATCAACACCGATGACACTCATGGGTAGCAACGAATGGGCTGGTGCGGGCTGCATAGCTCGATCTTGCGCCACGCCACCGGGTCTTCGCGGGTCAAGCCGCCTTCAACCGGCCACGGCTTACCATCGCCAAGCGTGATGACAAACGGCTCGTTGCTGAAGGTCAAGTACGGAAAGAGACTGACAATCCCCGGATACAGGTATTCGATTGAATACGGCGCGAAGGGCGGTTTTTCACCCTCGCGTATGGACTTCCACGGGTTTGCCATTAGTGTACGATCCCGATAGCCGACTTCGCGTTTGCAGGCGCCACGACTACTTCGGATGCGATGACGACGGCAAACCAGTAGCCTTCGAAGTCGCTATCCACGTATGAGTGGATGATGGCAAGCGGTAGCTCCACGTCCTTCGCTTTGCGCTCTAGCGCAGCGTACACCGCGTCTTGAAGGTTGGCGGGCCAATCAGCCATACCACCGCCCATCGGCCTGTCAATGCGTACGCGGCAGTCGAACAGACGCACGCCCTGTTTCTTCAGTTCGCGCGCCTTCTCGTTGAGCTTGTCGTCATTCATCGTCGCCATCGCCCGGTTCAAAGTACATATTGCCGTAGTGGTGCGCCATGTACACGCTCGAAATAGCCTCTTCGATGGCCTTGTCTTTGTCGTACGCAGGGCCGGAAGCGCTGTAGGTTCCACGTATGGAGACGATGCGCGAGACTAGATCGGCAATCGCCCGGAGGTCGGCTTTCGTCATGCGCCAGCCCTCCGAAGCGCACGCGGGTCTATCGCGTACTCGTTGTTCTGCATGTTGAGCGCCGTCGCGATGGTGACGGGCTCGCCGTACACCTGTCGCATGAACATACGCGCGGCTTCGGACGGGTTGCCGTCTGGCACGACACACCACGATAGCTCCGCGAACATAAGCGACAGGGTATGCGCTTCATCAAGGGTGGTCGCGACGTACACGCCGACGCCCCACCCGAAGTCATCAAGGCGAAGCTGTTCGGAAAGCCCGTAGCGTATGCACTCGTCAACGGCAAGGTCCGTTGCGGCGGCCACCATGACCACCGGGGCGTTTGCATCACGGGTTAGGGGACGTGCGCTCATTAGCGTTGCTCCACGCTTAGCCGTTCGCTTATGCGCCTGCGGTTCTCGCGGGCGAGTTGTCGTTGCAGTTCTTCGCGCGCCGCGAGGATAAGCCCGGTGCGCGTATTCACGTAGTTGAACACGTCATGCCACACAACGTCAAGATCGATAGGGCCTTGCTTGCCCGGCGGCATGGCTAGCTCAAGTATCTCTTCCGTCGTATGCGCTGTGTGTATCGCCAGCACTTCGGGCGTTACGTCCAACGCTGTGAGTACGCGAGCTAGCAGACTATTCGGGCTTACGTACGAGGCCGGCGGCGGCCACGATGGCGTCGGCTCGGGCGGCTTTTTCTTCGGCGCTAGGCGTTGTATCGCCCTTCGCGTCGCCCTCTGCAATGCACGGTGGCTCGTCATCGTCGGCATCCCATGTACGCGAGCACCTGTAGCAATGCAGTTGACTGTTACGCCACCTGATTACGTACGGGTGCTCGCTCATTGTCATTGACCGGGGAACGGGAGGTACATGAGCGGCCCGGCAGCGCCCTCGGGAGGCGACGCGTAGCCAAGCTGGCGCCAAATGCCCGGCCGATACAGATCACAGACGGCCATGGCGCGGGCGCTGGTGGTGCGCGTCAAGTGCGCCTTAAGCGCCTTGAGCCCGTCACCGGGCCACCACTTGCGCGGACCCGGCACGTACTGCGGCGTCACCACCGTCTTGTCGGCCTCTTTCGCAAGGTCAACGCCAACGTGGGTAGGAGAGTTGCCGTACATTTCGCGCAACGCTGCGATCTTGGCGGCTTGTTTCGCGTCCATATGCTCCGCCGTCACAGCACGTCTCCGTTGGTAGCGGCGAACACCTTCGCCTCATAGAACGGGTACTCGGTCTTGCCTTCCTCATAACCGTACGCGAGGAAGTACCGATTGTCGAACAGCACCAAGTCGTACGCGTTGGGTACGCGCACACGCGCAACGACGCGGCGCGGGTCGCTGTTGTCGTACAATATGGCAGTGAAGCTCTTAGCAGCCATGTCCATTCTCCACTCTAGCGTTTATTGATGACGGCGCCGTAGCGCCGTCACTGTAAGCGCTACAGTACCTCAAGTGCTGCGTTGAGCGCTTCCACCTTCTTCTCCACCAGCTTGCGCAACGTATCGCGTTGCGTCTCGCTGGCGTAGAAGACGCCCTTGCCCTTGACGTAGTTGTTGTACGTCGCACGGCTGAAGCCAAGAAGCGTCGCCGCGTCTTCGTCCTTCACATTGGCGTGGTCGCGGATGATTTGCAACGCCTCGGCGGGGACAACCGTCGTGCCGGCCGGCGGCTCGTCCTTGGCGCCCTTCCGCTTGCCCTTGGCAGGCGGCGGAGGCGGCGCGGTGCTCGTCTGCACGACGGGTGCCTGCGGAGCCGCTGGCGGGGCCTCTGCGGCCGGCGCCGGGGCGTCCCCGATCAGTTCCGACAGGTCTTCCTCCGTCTCGGGCTCTTCGGCGGCTGCGGTGGCCACCGGGGTAGGCTCGTCGGCTTCCTCGTCCAGAATGTCGCCGGCTTCGATCAGCGCATTCATGTCGGCGGCGGTGTAGCCGCCCATCGCTGCCATGCGTAGCGTGTCAACGTCGTCGGTATCGATACCGAGACGCTGCGAAGCCTGCGAGACGAGAAAATCGTCGGTGCTGTCGTCAAGAACGAGGCCAAGGTCGCCAAACACGTCGGCGCTGCCCCCTCCTGCCAGCATGATCTTGTTGAGTACGCCATTCATGTTCATGTCTGGTACTAGCTCCATTTTCGGTTGGGCGTTGTAGCGCTGCGCAAACAACGCAATGTCGTTCATTACCACGCCCTGCGATGACAGTATCTTGGCGGGGGTGTCGCGCTTGTAGGTGGCTTGCCGCCACATTTCCGTGGCGAAAGACGCTGCCAGCTTATCGAGTTCCCCGGCGACATGCAAGCGCGTGTCCACCGTCTTCTCGCCAAGCCATGACGCCGACAATTGAGTAGCGTACTCTTCAACGACGGTTTGCACGTCATCGTCAATCGCGCTATCCCACTCGTCAGCCTGTAGCCCTTCCATCGTCGGCCGCTGACCGGCGGCGGTGACGAACGCCGCGTACGCTTGTTGCAGTTTCGTGTACATGAGGTTGTGCATGTACTCGATATAGATTTCGCGCACCATTTCCGATGCGCGCTTAAAGACGGCGTTGGGCGTCTTGTATGGCAAAGCCGCCACGCCAGCGTCGCGCTCAAGCGACGCAAGCACAGCGGCCTTGTCTTGGAAGAGCCATGACACGCCCCACGGATAGACGGGCGGCTTGTCTTCCTTCGGTTCTTCGAAGTCGTCGGCGTCTGTCATTTCGCCAGCTTCGCGGCCATGCGCCGCGTCTCTTCGATTTCCGACGCCGTGGCCAATGTCATCTGCGGCGGCTTGGCGTCGAGATTGGTACGAACTTGCATGATGTACTCGCGCAGATTGCGCAAGTCGGTGACGTGCTGTTCGGCCTTTTCGAGTTGCGCGTCAACGTCGGCCAGCGTGCGCGTGAATGACGCGTGTGCGTCGTGAAGGTCGCTTGGCGTCAACATTCACCACCCGCCTTTCATGCCGTCGATCAGTTCCGCCGTGCGCTTGTCAAGCGCCGCAAACGGCCCGTGTGTATGGCCGCTTTGACGGAACGCGATGATGGCTTGAAGCTCCATTGCGTTGGCGATACGCTTCACGTCCGTCACAACCTCTTCCACGACGCGCATGGCCTTCTCGACGGCCTGCCCTGCGGTGTTGAGTGCCGCCGGGCTGTCACCCTTGGCAGCAAACAGCGCGGGCAAGCTGCTATGCTCGCGCGGATCGAGTAGCCGTGAAAGCTCGACGGTGAGCGCTCGTAGCTGGTTAACGTCAAGTTCTTCGCGCATGTCTTTCTCCGGGTTGGAAAGGGTAGCAATGTTCACTTACCCCTCTACTAAAAGGCAAAAGCCCGCCACCTTGCGGTGACGGGCTTCGCTTCCGACCGAAGTAGCTGGGAGTTGGCTACTCCGCCTTGGGGGCCACACGGAAGATACGCACGCCGGCCGCGCCATTCTCGTTGACCGCGCGCACGGCGAAGGCGAACGTCTTGTCATCCTTGCTGATCCGACGTGCCGCGCTCGACGCCCGGTTGGCGATCTTGCGCTGCTCGCCGCTGACGTACTTCGCCTGTTCCTTCGGGTCCGTGATGGTGGCCGGAACGGCGCCAACCGGAACCACGAACGACTGGTACTTGGTATTGCCCTTGGCGTCGGTCACGGGCGCGGCCAGCGCCTTCATGGTGACGAGAAGGGGCGACGGCTGGCCGCCGCCGCCAAGGCGGGTGATCGCCGGGAGAGCGACGCCCGTCTCGATCTTGAACGGCGAGGCGGCGGGCTTGCTGGTGACTTCCTTGGCCATTTTCAGTTCCTTTCCTTCTGTGTTGTGATCGCGTGCTTGCGTCACTGGTGAACAATCTAGCGTACCTTGCTTACCGTGTCAAGCGTCTCGTTGTCAACAACGAAAAAGCGACGTACGGCGTAAAGATTGTTCCGCTGCCGTAACGGTATTGGAGAGCCTTCCCACATACGAAATGCCGCCATTGCCTTTTCGTCGCCACGCTTGCTGACGTTGCGGTAGAGCTTCGCCGCACGTTCCGCCGCCTCGGCGTTTTCGGCCATGACATATACACAGCCAATTTCTTCGATGACCACGGACAAGATGTTGCCACAGCGGCATACGGACGCGTAGGTTTGCCCGGAACTGGCTTCATGCACGCGGGCGCATTTGACGCATGTGTACTGGTGGCGCCTGTAGCTCGGCTCAATCTCGCGCACTAGAAATGCTCCCTGAAATAATCGCGCCAGCCCTCGTTGAAGTCAGAACGGCCGGGCCGCGTCTTCTCGGCGTGGCGCTGTTCGAGCGTGAGCGCAGGCGCCCGGCGATGCGCTGACAGATAGCCGCGCTTGTACTCGGGCGAGTACTCTTCGCCTAGACGGTTCTTGCGGCCGTCTAGGCCGGGCATAATGCCCTCTTCAATGACAAACGGCGTCACGACACTATCACGCTTATGTATTCGCCAGCCGGCCCGCCTATCTCGACGGTGACAAGCGTGGTCTTCTGACCGGCAACGATGGTGAGAGGCGTGTGAGGCGCAAGCTCGTATGCCTTGTACTCGCGGAACGGCTTTTGCTGCAATTCCGCGCGGTGCGCGTTGCGAGCGACTTCAACAAGCGCGTCGCCTGTTTCGTCGGTATCGAGCGCGTCTTGCACGCGCTTAAGCGTCGTCTCCGCAATCGTGTAGCCGACGCTCTTAGGCGTCCTGCCGCCGGGTGGGAAGTGCCGGCGAGCTTCCGCCTCGGCACGCGCCGCTGCGTCCTTCTGTGCCCGCCCGGAGGCGCGCCAATAGCTGAAAAGGCCCATGTCATTTCTCCTAAAGCAAAAGGCCACGGGAAGCTACTCCCCGCTGGTACGTGCGCGTCGCGGTGATGGTGACGTTTAGTGGCATGTCGTTTCTCCCGGTTAATGGAGCGCGTAACCTAGCAGATTGACGCTAATAACGAAAGCGGCAATCGCAATGATAGCGAACACGTCATCGCGCCACATAGAACAACTCTCCTACCTTGTCGCCAGCCCGTTGATAGAGCCATGTTGTGTTTGCGTCTTCCACGGCACGCGTATACGCGTCGCGGAATGAGAGATTGGTTGCCGTGATCCGGCTGGTGCGCGTGTCATACGTGATGCACGCGCCTTGTAGCTCTAGCAGGCTGATAGCCTCTTCGGATATGTCCATTGTCCTTTCTCCTACTTCGCCACTAGCGGCTATCGAGACGGCGCCACGCGTGCGCCGTCCTATAGCCGCTATTAGCCGTAGCGTATTTCGCCAAGCGTGACAGCCTGAAGGAAGCAATCCGCGTCGATACCGTCGGCGTCGCCTTCAGGGTCTATCACGGTAGCGAAAGCCTTGGGCGCAATCGTCGCCATTTTGGCCAATCCCTTGGCAATGGCTTCTGCGTCAAGCAAATACACACGGCTTGGCGCGCCGCCGTCTTCCAAGGCTTCGTGAACGGCTATACGAAAATCCGACCGTTCGTAGGTAGCCGGCTCGGCGTACCACAAGCCCGGCAGAGGGTCGGCGCGCTCGCTCTGCCAGTACACGCCGTTACACCAGTAGCGCGAATAGCCGCTTTCGATTGCCGTGGTCATAATGTCGGCAATGCGCTTAGACGAAACTTCAAGCTCGATTTTCATTTGTCGTTTCTCCTACTTAGCCTTGTCGCGAGCTATGTTGTCTTCCATGCGCTTACGCGCGATGATCATGTCAACGCCAGCGGCCGTTAGCGCTTCCGACAATTCATCAATAAGCGACCACGGCACATAGGCGCTAACGCTATGCTTCGGCCGACGCTTTGGCGTGGTCAAAACCACCATGCCAGCAAGCGTGATGACGCGTTGAATAGCTTCGCCTTTGTCGTGCTTGCTGAAAAACTCGTCCATGTCGTTTCTCCTACTTTGGGACGTACATATCTGCCGGCTTGGCATAGTTGTGCGGAATGTACGTCGAACGCAATCCCATGGGCGCCTTGCGGCGAATGACATTGCGCGCACGCTCGCCAGCCTGTCGCCGTACCGTGCGGCCGTCATGCCCTGCGAACGTTTCGACGTGATAGATGTATGGCTTTCCTTCCCTATCGTGGCGATAGAAAATCAGCGCGCAAGCGTATCGCGAGAAATGCGCACGGCCGCGCGTGATGACGTAGCCTAGATCGGGGATTGCGTCTTTTGCCATTGTCATTGCTCCTACTTGCCAGAATAGGACACATGCACTGTGATTGTGCCTTGGTCGCTGCGATATTGCAGATAGCCGATATATTCCTTGCCGTTCCAATGTATCGTGATGAAAGGATGACGGGAAGGATTGAGCGTTGACCAGCCAGCCGCATACGCGTTCAAATCGCGGATGACGCGTTGCACGCGGGGGTCGTTAGTGTGACGCGTTCCATAAATTATCATGTAGTTTCTCCTATCTAGACCGTTAGGGTCTACTGATAGCGCTGGCGTGCCAGCGCTACTATAGAGCCTATCAGACACAATCCCAAAGGACGGAACCATCTCCGCCGTACACCGTCACGTTGCCATGATCGTTGACAGACTTGCAATCCTCGCCAAGCGCTTTCGCTTCGTCGCTATCTTCGACGGTCGGAAGCTCGTCAATCTCGCCCCACGACGGCCAAAAACCGTAATCCGCCCCATCGCCTTCATGGGCGCCGAAGTAGCAATAGGCCGGCGTGTATTCCCGAAGCGCATCGGCAAGCTCGTTTACAAGCTCGCTGGCTTCGTCGCTGTCAGGATCAATGTCCCTGGCTTCGGCAATGAACTTGGCATACTCAACATGCCGGCTATTCACTTCCGCCAGAACATTGCCGATCAACGCCGCTTGCTGGTTATTAGCCTTGACGCGCTTGTCTTCCCGTTTCATCAGGTATTCAAGCTCGTTTGCGTACGCTTCAAGCAAGTCTTCCGTACGCATAGTACCATGCGAGACAGAACCGATGTTTGCGGTAATGTATGCCATTGTCGTTTCTCCTATGTGTTGGCTTAGGGTCTAACGATGACGCTGGCGTACCAGCGTCACTATAGAGCCTATCGCGCCAACGCGGCTGACAACGCGGCTTCAAACATGGCGTCCGACATGGCCGGCCAACCTTTGACGCCAAACTTATTCATGTGGCCTGCCGTCGTTTTGGAATACGTGCTTTCGCGACGGAACGTCTCATCGTGCGCGGCAA